AACTTGTCAGTTGCATGTCAGTAATTAAATATGTTATTATGTATCATACGATAATTGCCATTTCCTTTTTTTGGAGGTTATACAGTGTTTATAGGTTCGATAAACCCCGACACGCGTTTTATCGTTCAATCCCTAATTCCAGAATTTGAAAATCTGCCAATATTTGTCGGCTGTAGCGGGAATTTTACGACCGAGCGCTTATTGCTAAAAAACGGTCTCACGAACATCACAGGTAACGATGTGTCGTTGTACTCGACAGCCGTAGGTAACTTTTTAACACACCGTAAAATTAATATTGGCGTGAAGGACGAAAAATATTCATGGTTGGAAGCCTACCTTACTGACGGAATATCACAAATTGCAACGCTTTTGCTTTGCAGTGAGTATTTCAAATTCGTAGATAAAGACAATCAGCCGTATTACAAACGGCAGTCGGGGGCGTATCGTACTCAATTTGAGACTTTGCACAAAAAGACTGTGACGCGTCTCAGCGAGAGACTAAAGGGAATGGAAATAAAGGATTATGTTTGCGGCGATGTGCTTGAATACGTCAAAACAATTCCTGAACAGTCAGCGTTTTTGACGTTCCCACCAACATATAAAGGCGGTTATGAAAAGCTGTATAAGAAAATCAATGAAGTCTTCGAGTGGGACGAGCCGCAATATGAAGTTTTCAGCAAAGAGAGTATGCACGTCTTAAAAAGCGAAATAAAGAAAAAAGCAAAATGGTTGTTCTTGACTGATAAAAAAGATGAGTCAGAGGAACCATTTTTAATTGCCGAATTACAGCCCGCGTCTAACACGAAAACAATATATCTTTACAGCAATATGAACGGTCAAAAGCGGATAACAAAGCCGCAGCGGGCATACGATCCCGTTCCGCTCGAGCGTGCAACCGGTAAGTTGACAGGGAAATTGAAACTTGTCAGTCTGACGCCGTCGCAATTGAACACATTACGCAGTGAATATTTGAAACGCAGCATAGCTTATACAGGCACGCCCGACGTGATCATAGGGATATTAGACGACGGCAAGCTGCTTGGCGTGTTGGCATTTCGGCAGATATCGCCGATCTATCGAGATATGGCGGATTTATATATGCTGACAGATTTTTGCATCGGACCTTCAATCTATAAAAGGTTGTCAAAATTGGTTTTATGCGTGGCGCTCACAACCGATGTCAAAGAGATTGTCGAGGCGGCATTGCAATATCCGATCCGAAGAATTTTTACAACCATCTTCACGGAAAAAGCAGTTTCAATGAAGTACCGAGGCTTATTTGAACTGTTCAATCGGAATGATGATAAAATAAATTATGTGGCAGATATAGGACGTTGGACATTAGAGGAGGCATTTGAGTTTTGGAAGAAGAAATACGGGGATTGCTAGACAACGGATATAATTTAGCAGAGGTAGATGTCAGCGATTTTGAGTTTCTCGAAAAAAACGCGCGGTATATGTCGAATTACATGTTCAACAATCTCGTCGAGAACATCAAAAAGGACGGTACATTAACATTAGTGCCGCTGTGCTATAAACATGACGGCAAATATAAAATCTTGTCGGGCAATCATCGTGTGAAGGCGGCAATCGAGGCAGGATTGACAAAATTATTGGTGATGTACACCGAAAAGCCGTTAAGTCGAGCCGAGCAAGTTGCGATCGCGTTAAGCCATAATTCGATCGAAGGCAAAGACGATATGATTTTGTTGAAGGACTTATACGCCGAATTAGACACGGTGGATTTAAAGAAGTATTCGGGCTTGAATGACAAAGCGTTATGGGAAATGGAACAAGAAAGCCTCGGTGCGCTGTCAGAGTTTCACCTTGAATATAAGGTACAAACGTTCTTATTCTTGCCTGAAGAAGTCACACGCTTGCAAGAAGTCTTTGACAAGGCATTAAAACAGGTGCACAAAGACAAGGTCGCGTATGCAAACAGGCTACAGGATTTTGATAGATTTATAAATGCGCAATCTAAGACGGCAAGCGCGTATGATGTGAAGAACACGGCGACAGTAATGATGCTGATGCTCGACTTATTTGAAAGGCATTTGGAAGATTTACAAGAAGGCTGGCTCGACGGTGAAGAATTAAAACATCAAAAAACGGTGCCGATAGACAGCGTGTTGGGTAAAGATGTGATCCCTGCTCAGGCAGCGCTTTTGTTGAAGAAGGCAATCGACAAAATGATCGATAAAGGAGAGATTGATAAAAAACATAAAGCAGACGCAATACGAATAATGGCAGAAAGATATTTGGAAGGTGTCAAAAATGGGAAGAGGGAGTAAAAATATATGGATGAACGGAGATAATCTTGATAAATTGTGTGAATGGGTGTCAAACGGTTTATCAGACAAACAGTTAGCACGGAATATGGGAATATCCGAATCAACATTCTACAATTGGAAAAGAGAAAATCCGAGTTTTGCGGAGGTGCTGTCAGAGGCAAAAGAAAAGCCGAAAATAGAACTGGAAAATTCGATGTTCAAATTGGCGACAGGTCAGATGTACATCGAAGAAACAAAGACAGTGCTCGATCCGCAAGGGCAAAAAATTGTAAAAATCGATAAGGTACGAAAACAGCTACCGCCAAACCCACAAATACAAATGTTTTTGGCGCGAGTGTGGATGCCCGAAAAGTATCGTGAAGAACGCTCAGACGATATAGAGGTAATGTTGAATGGGTGATGCAAAATGCTAATGAGGCAATGCGTCGTATGCGGAACGATGGTTCAGCAAGGTAAAAAATGCCCTGTATGTAGAAAAAGATATCAGCAACAATATGACAAAGAACGCCGAGATAAAGGTCGAGCGGCATTTTACCACAGCGGCGATTGGAAACGAATGTCAGACGCGGTAAAAGCACGCGCAAACGGACTTGACGAATACGAATACACGAAAGGCAACATCGTCAAAGGTACAATCGTTCATCATATCGAGCCGCTATCAGAGAAACCCGAATTGGGCTTGGATATGTACAATCTAATCTTAGTGTCAGACTTGACACATCAAATAATCCATGCGGAGTATGCAAAAGGCGGCGATGCTTACGAAAGAATGAAACAGCGCTTGCGTGATGCAGTTCCACCTCACGGAGCATTTTATGTGTAAGGAGGGTTGAGAATGGGGCGAACGCGCAAAGCGGTCGAGACAAACAAAAAGCATCTGACGAAAAACGAGATACAGGCGCGCCTTGAGTCAGAGACCAGCAACCGTGTCGGTCGAGATGAATTGACATCTGAAGGTTTGTTGACGGCAGTCGGGCAAGCGGAATTTGATCGGATAATAAAACAAGCAACGTGGTTGGATAACATATCGCGCAATGATTTGATATTGTATTGTTACTATTGGGAACGCGCCCGCGCCTTGATGGAAGCAAACAAAAAGAAGATATTGAAAGACCATGATTGGCGCGCATTGCGAGAGTACACAAATGAAATGCGGGCAATCTCATTGAAGTTAGGATTGTCGGCGACAGACCGCTTGCGTTTGGCGGCGCCCCAGAAAGAACAGAAGGTTAACAAGTTCTTGAAACACTTAAAATGAGAGATCGTACAACGGAATATGCAAAATCCGTTCTTGACGGCAAAGAATTAGTCGGTCACAGTGAATATCTGGCGTGTAAACGGCATATTGATGATATGCACCGCGCGGATTTTGATTATAAATTCGATGTTGAAGAGGCAGAATACCACATCAACATCGCGAATGAATTGACATTGGGCGAAGGTCAAGACGTACAACCGCTAACCTTAAGAGGCTTTCAAAACTTCATTGTCGGGAATTTATTTGGTTGGCGCCGTAAAAGATCGAAGGAACGCCGATACCGTGAGGCATATGTGCAAATGGGGCGCCAAAATGGCAAGTCTCTGCTAGCAGGCGTGATAGCGAATGACTTTTGCACGTTCAGCGGTTACAAATACGGTCGCATTCTTATGACGGCGACGAAACAAGAACAAGCAAACATCGTGTGGGACGAAATTTTTAAGTTCATAAGAAGCGACAAAGAATTGTCCGAGCTATACAAAGTCAAGCGGTATATTCGGACGATAGAAAGTTTAGTAACAGGAACGACGATCCGAGCAATCGGCAGGGACACAAAAACCACAGATGGTTTTAGAACAGTGCTTGCAATCTGTGATGAGTTACATGCTCACCCGACGAATGAGATGTATCAATTGATGCTCGACGGTCAAATAGGCGTTGAAAGCGCGCTGATATTGGCGATAACAACGGCAGGATTTGACTTGAATTATCCGTGTTATGAGCATTACAGGTTTTGCAAACAAATTCTTAGCGGTGCAATTCAAAAAGAGACAATCTTCATCTACATAGCTGAGCTCGATGATGAAGATGACATTTGGGAACCGCGCAATTGGGCAAAAGCTAATCCGCTGCAATTACGCAATCCCGACGGCACGCTAAATGAGGAAATGACGGCGCGCATTGCCGAGAAGGCGATAGACGCGAAAGAAAA